GGGGTCAACCCCTATCTGGAGACGTGATGGCTAGGCCAACAAACGAGCGCAACCCTCTCGCTGTAACTTACTGGAGTACCAAAGGCAATGGAGTTCCTATCGGAACGCCGACAACGACGACTACAGATTCCTCAGGGAAGCTGATGTCGCACGTGCAGCGTTCTTATACAGGATCCGTTACCCCTGGGTACAAAAGTAAGAAGCAGCGTGAAAGGAAGCGACTCGCACCGTTGGCGCATGTCGTCACATACCGGAAAGACAGTGGTACGAAGTACGAACATAACGATTGGGACTATCCGGCTTTAAACCCGAATTTCTCAACCGTACAATCGGCTACGAACACTGTGTATTTTACCGGTCTCCCAGCGTTTGCGCACCTTGTCGATGCGTATAACACTGCACGGTCCCGTGCCGCAGCGGATGTCAATAAGATGAAGATGAATCTTGCGCAAGCCTTTGGTGAGCGCAAGCAAACAGCTAATCTAATGGCATCAACTATGGTACGAGTAGCCGCTCTTGCACGTTCCATCAGGAACGTAGATCCTCAGGCTTTTATTCATGCTTCCGGCATCAGTTCAGTAAACGGGGTAACCCGTGTGCAAAAACAGATGAAGGCGCTAGAAAAAGAGCATGCGGACAGGAGGCTCTCTAACCACTGGCTTGAATTCCAGTATGGTTGGAAACCTCTATTGCAGGACTGCTGGGGCGCTGCTGATCTGCTGGCTAAGCATGTGCAACTAGACCGCTATAACAGCGCTGACGTTAAGGGTTCTGCAAAGGCCCATAAATTCAGCGTTAGCGGAACAGGTGCATATAATAGTCCAGTAGCCACACTGACGACGGAAACCCGTTGTAAAATGGGAATCCGTTATCGTATGGACAGTGCCGACAGGGCTCTCCTGGCCCAAACAGGAATCGACAACCCAGCTTTGCTAGCCTGGGAGCTTTTACCATACTCGTTCGTAATAGACTGGTTCCTCCCGGTCGGTAACTACCTGCAGAGTCTCAACGACTTTGCCGGTTTTACCTTCTTGGAGGGATGGGTCAGTTACAAAACGGAACAATGGTATACCAGCGAGTACACGGGAAAGCCCACGATTGGAGGAGGGCGGGTCATTTGGAGAACTGGGTACGCGAAACGCTACACAGCGGAATATAAGCGAGATGTGTTATCCACCTTCCCAGGTGCTAACACTCCTTCGTTTAAAAATCCGATTGGTGGCGAACCGCTTGCCCGTTTTCTAACGGCCTACTCTCTTGCACGTGTGCTTTTCCGTAAATAGCAGTACTCAACACGGGAACTCTTTTCCCAAAAGCGTTGGGCTCAACCCAACAAAACCCGGAGAAATCCAAACTATGGCTGCACAAAGCAACCTGTCCCTGGCCGATGGCCAGGCGACTCCAGTAACGCAGACGTTCTACGCGAGTGGAGTGAAACCCGATCAGAGCGGAGCGATGGTCGCAAAGTACGGTACCAGGGAAACCTCTGGTATCGGCATTGCGTCTCGCCTCGTGACGGTCGGGCTGCGCGAATCGGCATCGAAAATCGATGTCGACCGACGCATCACTCTTCCGAGTTTGGAAGTGATCAGCGGCTCCGATGGTGGTTACACCCCGAAGCCGAAGGTCGCCTACAATCTCTTCTCGCGCGAACAGTTCACGCTCCCCGTTCGCAGTTCGCTGGCCGAACGCAAAGACCTCCTTGCTTTTTGCAAGAATGTCAATGCCGACGCCGTGATGCAAAACGCGGTGTGGAATCTCGAACCGGTCTGGTAATTCAACTCGAAAGTATGTTATGAAAAAGCATTCACTGCTTGCCGCTCTCAGAACGGCGATTTACGATGAACTCGGCTCAGCTATCTACTCGGAGATACCTTTGTCATTGGTAGTAATTCGATCTGACTCGCAGCGTTATGAACTGCAGGTCGTACTGACTTACGATTCCTTTGACAATAGATCTCACCCGGTGGATAACTTTGCTTTCGTTTATCGAAATCTTAGACATATCATCGGGGCTGAGTTACTACTAGCGCAGAAAGATACAATCAACTTCGTTCAGAAGAACTTTCTTGGCAAAGCCGAGGTCGGCC